GTCTAAAGATTGAAGAGCGCACAGAACCTTGGGAAGGGGCTTGCGGTGTATATCACCCACTCTTGTCCGAAGCGATTGTGAAGTTCCAAGCTGAAACAATGATGTCAATATTTCCTTCCGCAGGGCCGGTAAAGACACAGATCGTCGGTAAAGAAACTCCAGAGAAAAAAGAAGCAGCACAACGTGTGCAAGATGACATGAACTATCAGTTAACTGATGTCATGCAGGAGTACCGCCCTGAAACAGAAAGAATGTTATGGGGTTTAGGTTTAGCAGGTAATGCGTTCAAGAAAGTTTACTTTGATCCTAACTTAAACCGTCAAGTAGCTATGTTTGTACCAGCCGAAGATATCGTGGTTCCTTACGGCGCAGCATCATTAGCTGCTGCAGAACGTGTAACGCACGTAATGCGCAAAAATGAAAATGAGGTTAAGAAGTTACAGATTGATGGGTTCTACCGTGATATTGACTTAGGCGATCCAGTAAACATACTAGATGAAGTTGAGAAGAAGATAGCTGAAAAGCTTGGCTTCAAAGCCACGACTGATGACAGGTACAAACTTCTTGAGATGCACGTGAACTTGGATCTTCCAGGTTTTGAGCACACTAACTCTAAGGGCGAAGAGACCGGTATAGGTCTACCTTATGTAGTTACTATTGAGAAAGGAACGACTAATGTTCTTGCTATCAGACGTAATTGGAACCCTGAAGACGAAACTTATCAAAAGCGTCAGCACTTTGTTCACTACGGATATATTCCTGGCTTTGGTTTCTATCATTTTGGTCTTATCCATCTTATCGGCGCTTATGCTAAATCTGGTACTTCCCTTATCCGCCAGTTGGTTGACGCAGGGTCACTCGCAAACTTGCCAGGCGGCTTTAAGACCCGTGGCTTGCGAGTCAAAGGTGACGATACCCCGATTGCCCCAGGTGAATTCCGTGATGTAGACGTACCAAGCGGTACGATGAAAGACAACATCATGACGCTCCCATACAAGGAGCCAAGTCAAACATTGATGGCGTTGTTAAATCAGATCGTAGAAGAAGGTCGTCGTTTTGCTAACACTGCTGATATGCAGGTTTCTGATATGAGTGCTAATGCGCCTGTTGGAACAACATTAGCAATTATGGAACGTACTCTTAAGGTAATGTCTGCCGTACAAGCCCGTATTCATTACTCACTCAAGCAAGAGTTAAACCTTTTGAAAGGCATTATTGCTGAGTACACACCAGAGGAATATGATTATGAGCCGTCTGAGGGAAGCCGTAGAGCTAAAAAGAGCGACTACGATAATGTTGACGTCATACCGGTGTCGGATCCCAATGCGTCGACGATGGCGCAAAAGATTGTCCAATACCAAGCAGCTCTTCAGTTGGCCCAGACAGCTCCCCAGCTATACAACCTCCCACTCTTGCATCGCCAAATGCTCGAGGTTCTGGGGATTAAGAATGCGTCAAAACTCATACCAATGGATGAGGACCAAAAACCGGTCGACCCAGTTAGTGAGAACCAAAATATTCTTATGATAAAACCGGTCAAGGCGTTCTTGTCGCAAGATCATGGAGCACATATTGCTGTTCATATGTCAATGGCGCAAGACCCTAAGATCCAAGCGTTAGTAGCCCAAAGTCCAATGAAGCAACAAATGGAAGCTGCGTTAATGTCGCATATCCAAGAACACTTAGGTATGCAGTACCGTGTTCAGATTGAGCAACAACTTGGCATTGCATTGCCTCCAATGAAGGACGAATCTGGCGAAGAGATCAATATGCCTCCAGCAATGGAAGCGCAGTTAGCTCCGTTACTTGCTCAAGCAGCCCAGCAAGTTCTGATGCAGAACCAGCAGCAAGCTGCACAACAGCAAGCTATGGCTCAAGCCCAAGATCCTCTCGTACAAATGCAACAACAAGAAGTACAGATCAAGGCAGCCGAACAAGCTCGCAAAGTTGCTAAAGATCAGACTGATGCAATGCTCAAACAAGAGCAGATCCAAGTCGAGCGTGAGCGTATTGCAGTTGATGCTCAAAAAGAAAACAAGCGTACAACCGCTGATATGGCTAAACATCAATCCGCACAACGGCATGATGGCATGAAACACGTAACTCAACTAATGGCTAATAGCCAGAAAACAAACCGACCTAAAGGAGAATAATGGACGCTTTCGAAGCTCTAGTGGACATACTAGACAAAGAAGTAATTGTTAAACGTGACTGGGTAGCAAGCGGACAAGCTGCAGACTATCCAGAATACAAAAGAATTTGTGGTGAGATTCATGGTCTTCTCATTGCAAGGCAGGAAACCATAGACCTAAAACGAAAAATGGAGCACTCGGACAATGAGTAATCTGAATCTTAGCCAAGCAGTAGACTTAGCTGCCGTGCTAAATAAAGAAGCAGAACAAAAGGCATCACAATTACCAAAACCACAAGGATATCGAATCCTTTGTGCAATCCCTGAAGCCGAAGAAGCATTTGATAGTGGCATTATCAAGTCAGATGAAACAAGAAGAGCCGATGAATTACTAACCACAGTGTTATTTGTGGTCGATATGGGTCCTGATTGCTATGCTGATAAGGTAAGGTTCCCAAATGGTCCCTGGTGTAAACAAGGCGATTTTATTTTGGTACGCCCCAATGCGGGCACCCGTTTGGTAATTCACGACCGTGAGTTCCGAATCATTAATGATGACTCTGTGGAAGCTGTAGTACAAGATCCACGTGGCATCAAACGTAAGTTTATTTAAGGAGGCCGGACATGGCTGAAATGCAAACTGAAGAATTTAAGTTTCCCGATGAAGCTGAAGCGGAAGTACAAGCAACAGAAGATCAGGGTAAACCCGTAGAAAACGATCTTGAAATTGAGATTGAAGATGATACACCCGAAGAAGATCGTGGCAGAACTCCTACTACACCTGAAAAAGTTAAAGCACTTGAAGTTGAAGTGGATGACTTAGACAAGTACAGTAAGGAAGCTAAAGATAAGCTAATTCGGATGAAGCGTGTTTGGAACGACGAACGCCGTCGTGCCGATTCTGCTGAACGTGAGCGACAAGAAGCACTAAATGCAGCTAACCATTTACTAGCAGAAAACCGCAAGTTTAAAGAATTAGTAAATAGTAATCAGCAAGCACGGCACACAGCGATAACCGAATCTACTGAATTAAAGCTCTCTGCGGCTAAAAAAGCCTACAAAGAAGCCTACGATGCAGGTGATTCTGATGCTCTGGCAGATGCGCAGCAAGCAATTACACGAGCTACCCTTGAAATGGAGAATGCTAAAAACTTTGCTCCAGCCCCTTTACAAGAGGAGAATTTTGAGGTACAAACCAATCAACAGTACCAACAACCCCCTACTGATGCCAAACTAAACAATTGGCAACGTCAAAACTCTTGGTTCGGACAGGATGAAGAAATGACGGCAGCAGCTCTTGGACTCCATGAGAAGCTAAAAAGACAGGGCGCTGCAATTGGTTCTGATGAGTATTACGCTACGTTGGACCGGACGATGCGAAAAAGGTTTCCAGAGAATTTCGAGGATTTGGAACCAGAAGTAGAGGTAGAGCAAAAGGGAGACACACCTAGAGCTAAACCTAGCACGGTAGTAGCGCCAGCCACTCGGTCGACAGCACCGAAAAAGATCCGTTTGAAGTCGTCGCAAGTTGCGATAGCTAAAAAACTTGGTCTTACCCCTGAGCAATATGTCCGTGAACTTTTAAAATTGGAGGCCTAACATGGCTACAAATAGACTTGACCGTGAAGTAGACAACCGTGAATTTTCTGAGCGCCCTAAACAGTGGATGCCAGCAGAACTTCTCCCAGAGCCTGACAAACAGGCTGGTTATGCTTATCGCTGGGTTCGTACTTCTACATTGAATACCGCAGATCCACGCAATCTTTCCGCTAAATTGCGAGAAGGTTGGGAGCCTGTATCAATTGAAGAACAACCTAAATTTCAACTGTTAGTTGATCCCAATAGTCGTTTTAAAGACAACATTGAGATTGGCG